TTCCTTGCTTTCGTCGGTTGCAAAAATAAAGTGCGCTTCCTCATGGTGCGCTGCGGCGGCGGCGATGGCGCGAACGCATTGGGGCCATGCGTGAAGGTAGGATTTTGTAGCGGCAACTGTTATAGCAATCATGTTGTTATGAAGACATTGTTGTAAGCGTAATATGTCGGCGGGATTACGAGTATTCCAGAGGCCATAACCGACCCAGCACGCCGGTCGAGCCGCATCGGTTCGGTGATTTCATGGGTTCCGACGGCAAAAGATTTGGTTCCCCCTTTTATGGAAACAACTGCGGGACAATTTGCGACCAATGTGGCTTTGCGGCTGGAAAAGTATTCACCTCCTGCTTGTGAGGTTCGTTTTCCTCCAGTGTAGCTGCATTGACCCTCTACACCTATGCTAAATGTCGTGCTACTGGTGCTTGTGCTGTCTACCGTCCATTGCACTTTTAGTTCGCCTTTTGACCCATCTGCGGTGAGCCAGTTGTAAGTGCGAGAATCATGTTCCCAAGGAATGTTGTGTGAGATGAGAGGAACGCCCCCCTCATAAAAAGATGAGGCAAATGCGGCGGCGTGAATAGGGTCATGCACCCCCTGCCAGAGCAGCATTGCTGGAAATGTGTGCGAGCAGTTGTCCACCAGTTCCAGCTTATTCCCGCTGCGATGGACTCCTCCGATGCAGGGCGGGCCTACTGGCTCAAGTAGGAAATTATCACTTGCCGCCCCAAAAATTAGTGCATAGTTGCCATAATTATTTTGACCCGATGAAGTGTAAAACGAGCGGACGAAATTGCCTTTGTAATTCCGGTCGGAAGCAATCACAATCTGATCTGGAATAGTAAACACTTCAACGGTAGCGGTAGAAAACGAAGCGCGTGGCATTGCGCCTGTTGCAGTAGTAACATAGTAATGGCCGACAATTGCTCCATCTTCTTTAGGTTTTGCCCAAACCATTCCGGTGGTTGAGTAGCCCCAATCTATATAGGTGTAAAGCGACGCATTTCCTATTGTTTGCACAAATGATTCTGACGAGGTAGTGGTTTTGTATGTCGTAACAGTCTCACCATAAGATTCAATTTGAGGTTTGGTTCCGATTAAGGCTTGGTTTGCCGTTTTGGTAAATTGATACACTGTAACCTGCGAAGTCTCTGTAAATGTGTCATAAATCTCATATTCACCTATGCTTGTGGTGGAGGAGTAGTCCTCGTAGGTTTCGACATATGTTGTTTCAGTATCAACCGTGGTGTCTGTCTCCGTTCCAAATAGCTCGGTCGTCGTTGCAATCGTGGTGTCTGTCCACCCCTCGCGGGTTGTCTGAAATGTCTCCCAAACCTCTTCAGTCGATTCGTAGGTTGTTTCGTAGGTAACGAAATCAGTCCAAGATCGAGTGCCTTGAGAGGTAGGCGCAGTAGTTTCTACCGTGCCATTTACACTGCCGCTTCCATTGTATGTGCCAACCACAACCTGTCCGACTTCGACACTGTATCCAGCTTCACCAATAACAGCCCCAGCCTGCAATTCTTCGTATGAAGGCAACCCTCCCTCTCCAGCCACAACACGGAACACCGAATTGTCGTTGGAGTTATCAAATACTTCCCAGCGGGAAGTGTTATAGACCCCGCCGTAGCGGGTGGTCACGGTTTCATAGACCCCGCTGCCGTCCGCAGTATATGTCCCTGTGGTCACATTGCGATAGTTTGCAATCGAGAAACGGTTCGTGGTGGTAGAGCCTGTGGTCTGGCTCAAAAATGTATAAGTCCCCACAGAGACGACTTTCGCCGAAGGGATCGTGGTAGTTAGCGTGCTGAAAGAAAGATCCGCCGCCCCTGCCTGCAAGGGGTATGTATTCACAGCATAGCTGATTAGTTTGTTAGCTGTTGGTGTATTGAAAGAGTTTTGACCTCCTTGCGTTATAGTGGTCATCACTGTCCCACTGTTGTAGCTGTATGTCGCCGTGACATACAGCCCCCCATCGATATAGTAGCCCTCTACCGTCCCCGATTCGACCAGTGATTGGGTATGAACCTTGTTGATGGTGCGTCGGTTCCATGTATACCCATTCTCATCCTTTTGTGTTGCGCCGTATGTCTCACCGCCATCAGAATGTGTTACAGAACTTGTCGAACCATCGTGCTTCGCTGTCCATCCTGAATAGCCACTTTGAAAGGTTTGTTGCGGTAGCGTGCCGCCCACTCCTGTAACTAATCGTATAGTCATTTCCCCTCCACTTTCCACATCCAGATTCTCGTAAATGGCTCATCATTTGGACTTGTGGGGGCTTTAGGCTTGCTGCCAGCAACGGCAGGCGACGCAGTTAATGCCGAGCTACGCAAAGCGATTGGCGAGTTGTTCTGAATGATGCCGAGTGGAATTACGATCTTGGCAGGGGCTATTCCATCGCCCACGGGAGGCGCATCGGTGGGCAAGGTGCTTTCGACTTTTAAGGTAGCCGTAGTGACCTTTGTTCCATCCGTAGCGACATCGAGGAAGAGATATTTCATCCCGTTCGCGGAGATTGTGAATTTCACAAGCCCATCGCCATCAAATGTGTTTGCAGGAAGAATGTTATTGATCGTTCCGGGGTAAACTCGAAATGAATAGTTTGAGTATTTGCCTTGAGCGTCAGGTTCTCCTTCTCCCATAAGTTCTATGATCTGCCAAGGTTTCGGAGATGCAGAAAATTTAGGCGTCTTGATGGTTGTAGCCAGAATAGTTCCTTGAGATGTTACAAGTGGACGAACATGAATGTTTGGAACAACTCGCGTGCTTTTTAGATAGTCAATCAGTTGGTTCCAAGTTGCAGCGGTGATGCCAACCGTTCCTCCACCGCGAGTAGAAACTTTTGGGGGCAGTGTCATGTTTTTGTGTAGATAGTCGTGTTCCAGCCTCCATCAGAACTGGATCGAAATGTTTTTGATACTCTCCAAGCACTTGTTGAGAGCTTTTCGGCGTCAATGGCGACCAGCAACCATGTCCTGCCGCCCTTCAATGTAATAGCCCTTGGAGAAGGCAAGGTTGCAATGCGTCCGCAAGCGTCGAAATCAGGCGTGGTTGAAACTATGTCGGTAACTTGAGCTTCAATCCCGTAGTCCAACCAACTCTCGATTCCCTTGGATTTTTTTGTCCAGAAATCTTTGAAGTTTGCGATTGCAGTATCGGGAGTCCAGACTGTTGAATTTGGATCGTCCTGCCATGCACGGTATTTATCCCACTCGGTATCTGCAATCGGCTTATCTCCTCCAGTGCGGTAGCGAGGATGCGTTTCAAGAGGCTCCTGAGAAAGAGTCGTGTTGTATGTAAACCCATCCAGAGCATCCGTATTCCCGACATAGTATGACTCTTGATACTTTGCTAACCCCTCTGAGTATTCTAAAATCCTGTCGAAAGCTCCAGTGGCAGCAGCTTTTGCAGTAGGATGAGATACGGATACGCCCTCATAATAATCAGTCACAAGGTCTTGTCCTTGTCTATCGTCATACCGCTTGTCCGTTCTGACCAACTGCCAAGTTACCGCACTTGCGTTTGGCGGATTTGGATTTTGACCTCCCGTGAGACTTAAACTGCCGGACTTGTATAAGTCTGCGTCCCAACCTCCAGCACCGCTTGCCTTAAAGACATAGGTGTTTTTCCACTTTCCCTTTGCCCCCTCTTTTTGTCCATTGACAGCAAACAAAATCCAATCCTTGCTATCGCTGAGAGTTGGAAGCAGTGAATGACTTACGACCTGTCCTACTTTGCTTGAATCGGCGGCACTATCTTGAAAAACTGTTACCTGCGCCTCAAGGCTGGATGACAAGTAACCATTGATGCCCTTTTTTTTGAGGCTCCAGAAAAGTTGGAAGTTTGAACTCCCCGTTTCTGGTTTCCACCCCTCTTCTCCATCTTGATATTTGCGATACTTCAACCACTCATCGTCTTCGATTTTAGATTCACCATTTTTCCCAAACCGAGGATGTGTTTCTAATGGTTCTTCTGTAAGATTGGCACGAACAGACAGCGATCCGTTGGTCGGGAAGTCCGTGTAGTAACTTTCCGTGTAGATAGCCTCACCGCGAGACTTCGACATACTGCGATCAAACGCAGCCTGCGTTGCGATGCCAGTTGGAAAATCAGGGAATTCAGTATCTCCGGTTTTTGTTGCGCGGTAGGTGTCTGTGACGACGGAATGCTTTTCCCTTTGGTCTAAAGCCTTCTTGTGAGAAATTTTGTGAAATGTCCACATATTACGCTGCGGAATCCCAAGGCGATACCTTGGCAGGCGTTCCGTTTCCTGTTGGCCCTCCCTTTAACGAATTGGCGATCTGTTGAAGAAGATTTGTCTGTTTTCGGGTTTCATCCAAAAGCCCTGTTCCCATTCCAACGGAGACGCCGCCGCCACCAACCGCCATCGTGGAACTGGCGGCGAGTGGGCTACTATCTTTTTTCCCCGCGCCCTTCAATTCGGACTGCGCCTTGATCGCATCTTCGTATAACAACAGCTTGTCGGCATTGGCGTTTGCCTCCTTGTCTCCATAGCCCATCGCCTTCTGTTCCGCGACCAAGGATGCTTTTTTCTTTTCCTTCTCAAGACGATCCGCTTCCGCCGTATTGCCGGATGCTTGAGCCTCTTTGATTTTCATTTCGGACTCAAATGAGGAACGATCTTTTGCCTGCGAGTTCTGCTTGATCTTGTCTTGGAGTTTCAGAATGTTGTTGGCGTTCTTTTCGGCGTCTTGGTCATTGTAGCCCATCGCCTTCTGTTCCTTGAACAGATCGCCATATTTCTGATCCCTTTCCGCCTTTTCTTTGCCCTTTGTGTCTCCCTTTGCTTCGGCCTCTAAAGCTGCAAGTTCAATGGCAGCTTGCTTCTGAGCTTCAAGATTTTTCTGTTTCTCCTTTGCTGCCTTTTCATTTTCTGCCGCGATGTCTTTATCAACATTCAAAAGCTCTTTTTTGACTGAGATCAGATTTAACAACCGCTCGCTCTCTGCCGCAGTAGCCGTGTTGTTATCGAATTTCGACTGCAAAGAACCTATTTGACTGTCCAGTTCTTCATTGGTGTGTTTTTCTGGAAAAGCACCGCCCATAACGCCTTTGAAAAGACTTGCGCGTTGTTCCTGTGGCGACATCGCATTGAAATCCGATTTTTTCTTGGACTCTGCTAAATCATCGCCTGCCTCTTTTACTTTTTCACGCATGGCTTCTCTGGCGGCAGCATCCTTTTCAGCTTGAGTAGCCGCCTCTTTTGCTAAGAGGTTTTGACGCATCCTCTCGGCGGTTACTTTGCCAAGGGATTTTTCAATCATATCAATCGCTTGGAGTTCGCGTTGATATTGCTCGATCAGGGTATTTTTGTTCGCATCACTAATGTCTCGTTGTGAAACCTCGTTGATTTTTTCACGGATGTCTTCGCGTTGTTTTTCGAGGTCTGTTCCAATTTCACCCCGTTCCTTTTCAGAGCTTACATTTTTAACGCGATCCACATTGGCTTTGAACTGCTTAGAACCATCCTTCATTATGGAGGCTTGCTCGTCGGTAGTCTGGTTCTTTTCGTTAGCCCAATTCATTGCCGCCGAGAATGCAAGAGTCACCAACGCCAACGCCCCTTGAATTGCCAAAGCCGCAGCCATACCGCTTGCTGCCATAGCTTTGAATCCGGCCATTGCAGACGCAGCCATTCCCTTCATTCCTGTGGAAATACTGGCAAACATCAGTCGGAATGACTGTGTAACTTTCCCCGTAATAGTCGGGGTAAAGAGCAAATTGTATTGGAAGGTTTTCCACGCCATCGTTGCCGAGGCAATGCCAGTTTTGCCGAGTGTCATTAGGCTTGTGTTCAAAGCCTGAGTTTTTGCCGATGCCGATATTTTTGCGAATCCGACTGCTACTAAAGCCGGAACAAGAAGACTTGTTAAGGATGAAGCGATGTTGATTATGGTTGGCAATGCTTGAAGCAAACCTGCCGCCATCGACATAGCCGCAGCAGTCATTTTTCCGATTTCACTTGCCGCGCCTTTCAATCCTTCTTTGAACTCGTCTCCCTTGAACGCTGCGTTCACCTGTTGCAGTCCTGCCTTCAACGCCTCAAACATTGGTTCCGCGAGGTCTGTTTTCAAGGTGTCGAGCGTTTCCTGTAAAATGGTGACTTGGCTTTGGAAGGTTCCCATGCCCTGCTCCGCATCTGCTAAAATCGGACTCATTTTAGACATCACCATCTCAAACAACTTGCCGTCAGCTTGAGCCTTGCGAAGCTGTTCGCCAGTCATTCCGATAGCTTTTGCAACGCGATGGAATCCATCGACATTCCCAGTTGTCAAAGCTCGCAACTCGGATGCAAGATTCTGTTGGTCGCCGCCAAGTGCCGCAAGTGCCTGCGACACGGCAACAATCATGTCCACCTGTTTTTGCCCGTCTCTTATCCCTGCGGTAAACATACCTCCTGCCGTCAGTTGCAAGGTGCTGGCAAGGTCTGCAAAAGTAGCCTCGGCATACATCCCTTTTTCTCGGAGGCTTTTCAGAATGTTATCCGCCTCCGTCATGCGAGCGTTGAAATCGGAGAAGCGTGATCCGTCGAACTGGTTCAACAAGGTGGCTACGGATTGTCTGGTTTGTTCCAGTTGGGCATTAAGTTGAACGCCGCTTGCCAGCGAGTTTCTAATTGTGTTAAACGCCGCTCCTACTCCGAGAACGCCTGCGGCAATCCCTCCAAGTTGACCAATGAGTTGACCAGAAAATGCCGATCCGATTTTCGTGGAAAATCCTTCAAGTGCCTGCTGCGCTTTCTGCAACGCCGCATCGAATTGGCTGGCGTTTAGGGATAGTGTGACTGTGGCTTGGCTCATTTGTTCATTCTCGCTCTGGTTATTGCCTCTTCTTGCTTCCTCCGCACATAGACCAACAAATCTTTGGCTCGATTTTCCACGGCTCTATCTACATACCCTGTTTTTTCAGCGTAGTTGCCAGCGTTGGGAGTTCTGTTGCGAAGAATGATGTAGGGGGATCGTCCCGTGAGATTTTCAATCACAACGCCCCGTGGATTTTTTACCGATACGAGTTTTCGAGGTGCGCCAGCCTTGATGATGCGTCCGTATCGAACATTGAACCATCCGGTTGACTGCACCCATCCCGCATACTGCAAGCGGCGGTTTATTTCTTTGATAGCAGAATACTTTCCACCGCCCTTGGGTCGCTTGATGCGCCACCCTTTGAGAAGGGCGCGAATATCATTGCGAACCTCAAAGGCGTGGCTTCTTGCTTCTTGAAACAACCCATTGACGCCTTTTGCTCCACTGATGAGCATTGCCGCCTGTTTTTGCAGGATTTCGGGCAGGCTGCGGCGGGTGTATCTCATGTATTCCCGCAAAGCATCGCGCATGGGTTTCATATCGGCTTTAATAGTCGCCTTCATCATCCATAGCCTCGTTGTCAGCTTCGATTGTTGCCGCGATTGCCGCTAAGGTTGCTTCTGCCATACCTGTCGGTGCTGGCATCGGTATGACCGTCCAAGCATCTACAGCGCGAAGTGCTGCGTGATAGTATTGGTAAAGCCTGTGAAGAGGCAGTTCCCAAAGTATGAAGTTCTCGCTCCATCCGGTTTTTTCGGCCAACATGAAGACCGCCGCCGCGATCCATGTTGGCTCTACGAGTTTGGGGGTGGCTCAGGGTCGTCGCTTTGGTGGCGTTTCGGTTTTTCCTCGACATCCACATTGGCAATTCTGGCACGCGAAAGAATGTCCAGAACAGCAGCAACCTCATCGTTGAGTTGTGGTGTGCATTGGCAGGCGAACTCATAGACTGCCATCTCCCACTTTTCCCGATCTCCGTAAACCGCTTTCGCGGCAACATCCGGCGCGAGAGTGTGTAAATAAAGAAACTCCAGCGTGGCGAAGTCGGCGTTATCCATTTCCTCCAGACCTTTGCCCGTAAGAAGTTCGTTCTTCAACTTCTTGAGAAGCAACCTGCGCCCACCGGAAAACGGATGCAGCACTTTGCCGCCGATTGATGGCATAGGCTTCACAAACTCTTCCTCAAGAAGATTTGACCGATGCTCTTTTAGATTTTCGCGTTCGTCGTTCATAGGAGTGATAAGAGTTTTTCGCGTTCGGCATCGCTGGCGTCAGCGGGGATAATTGCAAAGCGTTTCCCGCGACGAACAAGGGCAGATGGTTTGCGATCATGCAACCAAGCTCGGAATTGTTGGTATGCCTCCATGTAGAAGCGCAGATAGGCTATCGGATGATCTGCGTTTTGCTCGCACCACTCTTTCGAGTTGAATCGACGGGCAAACTCTTCTGCTCCGACTTCTTCTTTTTGTTGGATCGGCGCAAACTCCGCTTTCTTGTCAGAAAGCAACCAAGTGGTTGTTCGTTTGTTTGTCCCGTTTGGCAAGACTTCAACAGTGTCGTTGTAGCCGTGTTCGGTTAGTGGAATGCCGCTGCAAGCCATTGCAGCTATCATCCATGTGTTTTGCGATTTTAATGGCGATTTGTCTTCTTCTTTGAAGATGACATAGGTGTTTTGATTCATGTTTTTTGATTGGGTTGATTGATTTTAACTATTCCCAAGCGGGAATATGTTATTGTGCTTGGGTTGTCCCGCTTGCAAATCCTTGAGCAGTAATATCGAAACTTGGGAAGTCGTCTGCCCGTTCACTTTTGCGAACGGATGTAACTATAACGAGAGAAATGCCGTAAGAGGTTACACTCAAACCTGAAATAGAATTTTCCGCTACTTCTATATCCGTGCTTCCTTTTGCTCGGATAGAAATATCAAAAACGGGATCAAATGCGTGCGCTTGAGCAAATGTTCCATCCTTGTCGATAATCATTTTCTCCGTCATTTTTTTGGAGATTTCGATGGATTCAATAAATCCAGATGTAATCGCCGCTATACCAAAGGTAAGATTTGTTGCCGCCATAATTATATGTTTTCGTAGAGCTTGGAAGTGATGTCGAATTGCGGAAAGTCCTCGTTGCTTTCCGTAATTTTTGCCTCAATAATTTTTGCGGTTGTGGTCAATGCGCCAACAGTTACGAGGCCAAGAATGGTTGCGGGCGGGCCATATCCACGGATGTTTGCCGTCTTGGTTTTATAGCCCATGAGGTCAACTACTTTGGTGACTCCCGTGTAATCACGAAGGGTTTTCAATTCCACGGTTTCTTCCGTGCTAACTTCTTGAACCGCACTTCCGGTTGGTGCGGAAATAGGAAGGGTTACAATCCCAATTTTTGCTGACATAGTTTTATTCGTTTTCTATTACTGGTTGAGGGAGTTTTAGAATTTCCGCTCTGAAAGCGTAGGCTCCGTGTCCTGCACGCGAACGCCTATATGAGAACTGCACGCATTCGTTGGAAAAACCTTGGATGGTTTCTGCGTCACAATCGCAATTTCCGCGTGCAATAGCTGTTCCGAAGTAGTCGGATATTCTCAGATTGGTTATCTTGCCAAGCGGAGCGAGAAGTTGTGCGATCAGTTCGTCCATCGTTAAAGTCGGCGTTGTCAACTTTGAACAATGCCGAGCAGCATTGTCAGTGTGTGGGTGTAGTTGTTTTCCTCGATACCCAAGTCCACATCCAAGATTTTGCCGCCTGCCGCAGTATGCCCCGATGCAACTGCGTTGTAGTTCGTGTAGAGGTTCGGGCTATGAATTGCGTTGACCACGGAAGTCACCACATTCCCGTGCGAATCCAAGCTGACGCTTGGGGCAGGGGAGGTGACTATGGCCCGTATGGTTGCCTTCCAGAGTTTGCCGACGACATTTTCGCAACGCTCGCAGGAGACAATCGCAAATGTGGTGTCGTTTGGAGTCAAAGTTTCGTCGGCGAGTTTTGCGACATGAAGCGTTGGAACCGCAGTAGCAATCGCGTGTTCAAAGGCTTTTTCGATCAGTCCTGCGTTCATTTGCGGTGGCGCACGCATTCAAGCGTGACATAAGGCGTTGCAGTGTTTGAGCGAACCCCGTCGAGGAGGTAGCGAATGTTTCCGGCGTCGATGGTGACTTGCGATTTTGGCGCAGCCAGAACAACGGTTTCGTAATCCTCGCGCAGAACAACAATCTCCGTGATTTGTTGCTGTTCCAGTCCTCCCCTTACGAGTTTTACATTCTCCCTGTTGTCGTCAATGGTCGCAGATACTTCGATGCCATTGATAACCACTGTTTGCCCAAAAAGACGCAACGATTCGTTGTATCCATCAAGCATCGTGTTTTGAAGGTCTGCGTCCATAAATCAAAAGCCCCGCCGTAATTGGCGGGGCTTTTACCAAAAACCAAGTCCAGCCCCGATTAGATTTGAGTTGCCAGAAGTTCTCCTGCTGTCTGGTCGATCACCTTTTCGGTGGAGTGTTGGCGAACGCGAACCATGTCGCCGCGCCGTCCCTCGTTCCGATAGGTTTCAGTCACAAACAGATCGGGAGCATCCCCTGTCCAGATGATTTGGCGAACCGCACCGCCAGCGGCAAAGTCTCCGCTTCCGGTGGCTCCAATCCAGATGTAGTCATCGTTCCAGATGTGTTCCAGAGTCGGCCCCTTGTTCTTGCTGGCAATGTCGTGCTTGGCGGCAGCTACGATGACATTTGCGATTCCGAAAACGGAAGCGATGTCGCCGGGATTCACCAAGCGTTGTTGCCCCGAAGGAAGGTTGCCGAAGATGTAGGTCTGAAGTTTTGGAGAGCGGCGAAGGCGATTCCACAACGAGAGGTTAAGAACCATCGTGTTTGGAGCAATGCCCTTACCAGTCAGACGGTCAAGTGCTTCGTTTACATCACGCGCCAAGTCGATGTTGGCAAGTTGAGCCTCACTATAAGCGACTGTGGTATTAGTCGAAGTGAAGTTGGCGGGGTTGTAGAGAACGCCAGCGCAACGAACTTCCATAGCGAGACGCATTTGGCGAAGAACCATTTGCGCGGTGATGACTTCTGCATCAAAGAAGCGGGAAAAATCACGGGCATAGGCATCGTCAATTCGCTCCTCAAGACCACGATCCACACAATCAAATGTGTCCTGTTCGTGAGCGCGAGTGGTTTCATTGTAGCTTCCGTCAGGGCCGCGAAGGGTGAAATCGGCCTCACCGTCCTTTGACTTGAGCAAGTTGCCCAAGGCTGTGCGGATGCGTGGGTAGATTCCCGTGCGAGTTGGCGAGGAGTAAACCCCGAAGATTCGTGGAGCGACCAGAAGAGATTCTATACCCGCCGCCTCAATGACGAAGGTATTGATGTCGCTGCGGATGATTGCGTTAGTATTGGAATACATGGCTTAAATTAGGCTTGAGTTTTACCGTTGATCGCCACCGCTTCCACAAAGTCTCCATTGGAGACGGCATGGAGCGCACGATAGAGCGGGTGCTTGTTTGCGCTTTGGGTTGATGAAACTAATCCACTTGCGGCGGGATAAAGAAGTGCGCCCACGGCAACACTGCCGCTTGCAATAACCTCAAATGTTCCGCTGGCATTGTGGAGCTTCACAGCAACAGGTTCTCCGCTGTTGCAATCGCGTTCGACCACGCCGATGTGTTTCGATTCGTCGGCATCGGCGGCAATCGCCTTGCCATTTGCGTCAAGCATGACGCGGTTTCCTTTAACGAGTGCCGCTGCCGACACAAAGTTTCGATAGCCTGTGTTGTTTTGCATAGAATTAGATCAGTTGAAGTCCCTTGGATTGAAGATCAGCCTTACGCAGTTCGGGAAACTGTTTTTCGGCAATTTTGATAGCTTCAGTCGCTTTGATTCCGGCATTCTGCTTGGTAATCATTTCAACCGCTTCGCTGAAATCTTTTGGCGCGTTTGAACCGGATGTTTCAGAGTTTGCCGCAGGATTAGCGGTGTTTGAAATGTTCTTGAGTGTCGCTGTGACAGCTTCAAGTTTCGTCTCAAGTTCGCTCATCTTGGAATCAAAGTCGGTTTTGGAAAGAGTATCGCCCATCTCCTCGTCCTCTTTTTCCTCGTCCTCTTTTTCCATTGCGCGTTTCAGTTCGCCAAGCAATGCCTCAAGACTGGAAAACCGCTTTTCAGAGTTTTCGCGGTATTTGTCTTGCGTGTCGCACCATTTTTTCATGTCGGTGGATTCGTCTTCGGTTTTTTTAGTATCGCCCATACAAACATTGTTTTCCGTGTCAACTTGAGGCTCACTTAAAAGACCGTCTGGATTGGCCGCTGGATCGGTCACAATATCGCAACTGCGAATCCGGTTGCATCGCGCAAAAGTTTCGCCATCTTTTGTTTCATGCTGTCCGTGAATGCTTACTGACATACCAAATGTGTCTGGCAGTTCACGGGCGAGTTCCAGAATGTGCGCTGCCTTTTCAGCAGTCTTCAACAAGTGCAAGTCCGCCTTGAGTTTGTCGCCCTCGATACGAAAGTTTTTTACGCTTCCAACGATGCTGAACACCCCGCCGCCATGATCGACTTTAACCTTTACCCCGTTTTGGAACTCGCTGGCAGCGGACAACACCTGTTCAAGTGTGGTGTCGTCAATCGTAAGATCGTGTCCTCTCGCTGGCCCCTTCGTCATCACGCTAACATTGCGGATGATGCCGGAATCGGCGTCGATTTCGCCGGAATCGGCAAGGCATAGAAAAGGCAAGTTCTTCATGCCCTTTCCGTGATGTCAATTCACACCATTTTTGAAACCGCTTTTTTGCTCCAAAACTTGCAAGACCAATACCGTGCTTTCCACTTGGGGCCGGGGTTCGCGCAGTTGTGACGGGAACGGAAGTTCTTACGCGACTCAGGATCGTCCCGCTTAATGCTCATGTTTGGATCGCCAAAATTGACTTTCACAATGTTTCCATTGTCGTTCTTCACATAAACAGAAAACTTTTTGGGGCCGTTCGGAGTCCGAAAAGGCTTGTTGAGTTTCTTCTGTGCCTCTCCTAATTCGAGATCATCCAAAACCTCCTCGGAATATCCGTGTTCAGCATCACAAAATTTCTCGATGTGATCGTTGTAAAGGTCGTTGACCTTTTTCATGCAACAGCATTGTTTTTTCATAGGATATTCCCGCTGTCATCTATCAATCCAGCGTCAATGTAATCTCCTACGGTTTCTCCATTGCCAACCAAGTCTTCCCTGTGCTTCGATGCGCTCCACTCTTCGTCTTCGGCGCAGGATTTCTCATAGTCGCCCCAGTTTTTTTTATCCGTTGCGTTCATTTCTGGCGCAATCGGCGGAACATAGTTTTTATCGGGGTTTTTGCCTGTTGGTTTCATTTGACTTTCCATCCAGAAAATAAGTTAGGATCAATGTATTTGCCAAGTGCCATTTGAGGCGTATTTCCAATTTGATCTGATGCAAGTTTTGCAACTTCTAATTTCGCTCGTTTCATTTCCCTATCAGAGCTAAATGTTTTGCTCTTGCCAATTTTTTCGATTGCTTTTCCAGCTATGTTACAAGCTGTTGCCGTGCGAATGTTTTTAGCCTTTTTAACTCCGACTGATTTGAAATATAAATTGAGGCCAGACTCGGTTGTATTGAATAATCGTTCCGTTGGGCTTTCGCATTGCGATTTTCTTTGCAATAACGACTCCGCAACAAAGCCAGACACAGTATGAGATACTTGCTCACCGTGTTTTTTTCCCGGCACATAAGTAATTTTTGCTCTGCTTGGGCCAAGTCTTTCGATGTGGCGAGCTTCCCATGTAGTGACTCCGTATGTCGGGCCGTCATAATCTTTTGCCCCTCCTGTTTTACTTTCGCTCCTTTGTTTTTTTGATGTTGGGGATTCTTTTTTTCTGGATGCTCCTACTGACCCCGGCCTTGCTCCAGTTGCAATCATTGCAAGGGCGCACTCTGCCGCATCTGCACGGTCATAATCTCTGGTTTGCGTGGCGTCCTTGTTTAGCTGTTCTTGAATTTTTGGGATTCTGGCAACAAGTTTTTCCACTTCCTTAAAATTAGAACCTTGATTTGCGGAAACGGTTTGATCGGTTTGCCTGTCCATCGACACTCCGCGTTTATACACGGATTCACCAGTCATCTTCCACTTTGCTTTAGGGTTTTCTGGTTCCGTGCTAATTGTTACATTTGTAATGCCCGGAGCGAGTTTTGCCCACGGTGGTAACGGTTTTCCGTCTGCTAAAGTTCGGTTTACTTCAAAAACTTCCCTTGGTTTCCCATCTTTTCCTTTTACGGTTTTTGTTTTTCTTTGTTTCTCTACCACAACAAAATGCGGAATAGGGTCTTTTTCTAATTTTACTATTCCCCTTTTGCTATCTACAACCGTGTGCGGCAGTCCGCCTCGCACCTTGCTTCCATCTTGCCCAAGTGAACCAGATTTGCTTTTTGCTCCCTTTCCTTCGCCTCCTGCGGAACAAGTGTTACCCTGTTTGAATCCCCCCGCGCCCGTGCCGCAGTTGAACTCGGTCACATGGCGATCCCAAAGCTCATTGAAGGCTTGCTTGGGTTCCTTTTTTTTAACCGCAACCTGTGGTGCGGCTGGCTTCTCGGTTTGATCTTCTTGAGTGGGGTTAGGGTTGCGTTGTGATAGACGGTCAACGGGGATTCCGTATTCTTTGGATAGCCTGTCGAGAGTTTGCTGTTCGCGTGCCAGTTGCTCAAACTCCTCCTCCCAATCCTTGCCCTGTTCAGCAAAAATATCGGATGCCGTTTTCAGTCCAAGTTTGTGTTCTTCGATGTTCGCCGTGCTTTCACGCCCGATGTCTGCTGTGGGCCAAGCCGAAAACTGCCAACGACCAATGCGCCAAGTTTTTACGGCTTTGATGATATTGTTGGAGATAGCCCATGCCATGAAATCATTTTTCAACGGCTCCAAAACGGCATCAGTAATGAGTTGCTGATAGCGAGCGCAAGCGCGGCGTGCCTTTTGACTGTCCAGCCTTCCAGTGACGCCTCCGCTATCTTTCGAGTTCACAAAAAACCCGTATGGGATTTGCAGTGCGAGGCAAACCTGACGCTCCAGTTGCTCGATGAACATTTCAAATGTCGCATTCGGGCGTGCCGTCTGGAATGGCTTTATGCTTTCTCCGGCTTGCAGGTAATTGATTGTGCCGTAGTTGACCTCCTCCACATGGTTCCCCTTGGAATCAGTCGTAGTTGCCCACTCGTCCGGTTCGCCTCCTTGCTTTTCAATGATAGCCGTGTTGCTGCTGTTCCACTTCACAGCAAATTTTTCGTAGCGCAAAATGTCGTGAATGTCTCGGCAGGTAGGAATTGCTGTGTCGAGAACGGTAATGCCGCGATATTGGTCAATGCGGAGCGGATCGAAAATGTGACGGAATTGATTTGCCGGAACATCAATCGGATCGACATACAGACCCTCGCGGGTGCGTCGATATACTCTATACCCTTTGGGTTCTCCTGTTTTCGGATTTACAATTACGCCGGAAAAATAGCTGTCCAGTTCATCCGTGTTTGTAAGCCAGTTTTCGTGCGGTCTTCCGATGCGATCACCTTCAATCAGTTGAATACGAAATTCAGAACCGCTCATCCGTTTCACAAAGCCGCAATCTCCGTCACGCAACATGGCAATAAATGCCAATCGGACGAGGGAGGCGAAGTTGTGTCTGCCGGAAAGGTCGCATTGCCTGCACCAAAACTCCCACGCTTCTTCGTATTGGGCATCCCGCTTTGCATCGCCAGTGCGTGCTTGGTAGCGAATCGTTCCGAAAGTATAGGTGGCGAGTTCCATTATCAGGCCACGCACCAACGGACTATTTTGCATCAGATCACGGGCTTCTGCCATCAGTTGAACCCTGTCTCGCGCCGAGGAGTGAGATTCGCTGGATAGCGTTTCGTGCATCCCGACAAGTTGCCTGTCCCGCGAACTCATGGCCCCCTCGTATCGGAACTCGGTAAGCATTTCCCTCGCTTTGAGGCGACGAACTGCTGTTGAAGGACTTACAAACTCTAAAAGCCTGTCGATAAAATTTGCCTTGGGTGTCATCGTGTTGATCCGAAAAATGCCAGTGTTTTACTTGCTCCCTTGCGCCGTTTTTCATTGAGTGCCTTGACAGCGGACTCCAGTTTTTCGGCAACAAATTGAATGTCGCGGCTTGCGCTGACACCTCCACCGCTATTGCTGGTAAACTCCGAGCGGTATTTCTGTTTCAAGTTCTGAATTTCAATTTCCAACTCGTCGATTGAGAAGGAGCGGTAAATCAGCAAGTGGTCGGCAGCCATACTAAGTGTCTTTCCTGTCAACCGCCGTTGGCTCACTAACGGCAATCTTCGTTATCATTGCCGCCACAAGATTCATGCACTCGCAGTCAAAAGCGTGGTTGTCTTTGCGGATTTGAAGCCATTCGTAGCTCACTCGTCCTTTGGCATCCACCCGTTCTTCTCGGATTTCGGCGGTAACTTCATCGAGATATTGTTGCGATATGTCGGATGGAATTTCCCACGATGAAGCGAGTCCTCTCATGTGTTGCAACAGGATGTCTTTGGTCAAATGGTTAGCCCAAAGAAACAGCTTAACGGGCTTGAGTTTTCCTTGCAGAGAAGTTCCGATTGCGGGGTCTGCCCGTGAACTCGTCCAGCATCGGCGAACCCCATCGTGAGAATAAGCCTGCACTCCGTCTCCCTTGAATGCCTTCCACTTGTGTTCGCTTTTGACGATTTCCTGATAAACAACCGTGGCGTTGTAGCCCGTATCAATCACAACATCGTCGTTGTCCACGCCAAGATCGACAATCAACTGCCGCAACTCGTCCCAATTCCACACGCGCCCGTAGTCAACAAGTCTGCTTGTCCCTCCGTTGCCCCAAGCCCGACACAGGTAAACCAAGTGGTCTTTCTGCACATCGACTGACAAGAACCTTCGTTTCTCATCTTTCCAAGTGCTACGGAGCGTGTAGTCGGTTTTGCGTTCCTCAAGCCACTTCCAATCTTTAATGTCCTTCATCGCATCCTCCCAAGGTTGACCAAGGGATTCGTTGATGAATGATTTCAGCTTCTCATGGTCGTGCCATGTTAGGCTTTTGTGCGCCTGCAAAAACTCCTCTACCAGATCGCGCCACCTAACCCACGGGGGAAGCATGGCATTCCAAGTGAAGCTAATTCGGTTGGCGGGAGCGTCAGGATTATGGGCAATCCACTCACCGCTTAGAGCGAGGGCGCGTCGATCCTGCGGCTTATCATGGATATGGTGATTGCACTTTGGGCATTCCAAGTGAATCGTCGGTGCAAGTTTGTCAAAATTCCAAACCCCGTTTGGTCTGGTTTGCTCGTTGTCGTCCCACTTCAACTGCTCCCATTGAATGTGGAAGCGTCCTTTGCACTTCGGGCATTGAACATAGAAGTGCCGTTGGTCGCCACTCAAGAACGCTTGGTGAACCTCGTCATGTTGCGAGTCCGGCGTTGAAATGATGACCCGTCTGGCGTTCCAGAATGCGCGTGTGCGCTTCAACACCATCTCCAAAGCTCCAGCGGGGTAGTTGCGAACCTCGTCCAGAAACAACCAACGGATCGGTTTGGATTGCAGTTTTGACGGACTATTTGCGCCGTTTACAATCAGCGGCATCGAGGCGAAGTCGATTTCTGTCCCTCGGATTCCTCCCCTTTCCTTCGGCATCAGATCGGCAACGGGCTTGCAGTCTTCCAGTGTTGGCAACAGTCGGGTTCTAAAAAATGTTCGCGCCTCATCTTGCGCTGCCATTACCCACATGGCGGGGCCAGCGTCTTCGGAGATTGCCCACGCCAGCAGAATCATAATCGTTTGGGTTTTCGATGACTGCGCCGAACACATCACAGAAATTTCCGAAACGGCATTATCCGAAAACACCTCCATCAAAGATTTTGTCCAAGGAGCGGTATCGGCTCGGAACTTGCCAGCAAACGGGGATGTTTTGTCGATTACAATGTTGTCCTCGGCCCATGCCCACGGAGGGCGGCGATCTATTGGACGCCACGCTTCCCGTGCCGTTTTCTCGATAAGGCTAATCCCACTTTTTTTCATGCAGTTTTCTTATGACCTCATCTACTTGGTCTTTGATTCGCTTTTCAGCCTCGGCCACTTTCATGCCAACAACTTGCGGGGCAAGCGTGCTTGGCATTTGCTCCAGAACCTTTTTAGCTGTCGCTACCATACGGAACACCTCTCGCGCCACTTCGTCGTTTGCCGTGTAGTTCCCGCGAGCAATTTCCAGTTCCAAGTCCAATCGTTCGCAAATGGTGCGGAGTCTCCTAACCTCCAGCTTGTTTCTTTCGTCGTCTGGATCGTCCTCCGCAATTTTGCGCCCCGTTTTAGACGCCCATTCTCTAAATTCCGGTATGCTATACCTCCCGTCTGATCGGGCTTGTGGACATCCTTTGATTTTTAACCACCGCTGGATCGTCTTGCGCTCGACGCCTAATATATCTGCGAGTTCAACTTGATTTTTAGCCCATCCTTGATCGCCTGTGTTTCCGTCTGCCAGACCTTGAATCTGCGACAACTCCATACTCGAAAGGGTTTTCCCTTCCGTTACTTTGCGGATAATGTTCAGCAGATTCTTTTTGAGAATCTTGCTTGCCATCTCTGCGCCTTTACCTTCTATTTTTTCTTCCATTTTTTTCTGGACTTAGAATACGGCCCCGAATATAGTCGTATGCTCCATGAAAACAAGCTATTACACACACGCGGCATCCTTAAACAAAACCAAGTTTTTCCTCGTTCGCACCTCTATTGGTTCCCCACGATTTTTGAAATGTGATTGCAATGCGTCTTTTCTTGCGCCGGAACAAGACTGGCTTGACTTAACCGAGGCATCTTATCGGAGAAAATACATCGCAAAGCTCAATAAGTTTGGCGTTGCTCAATTCAAGTCGGAATTTGCCGAGATTCAAAAGTCCGCAGGGAAACGCGAGATCGTTCTCCTTTGCTATGAGTCTCTTTCGCCAGAAAAGGTTGAAGAGGGTCAGTTTTGCCATCGCAGGATTTTTGCCGATTGGTGGGAGCAACAAACTGGCGAGAAAGTAGAGGAAGTTACTCCGCATCGCTCTCGACCTGCTCGACCTGTTCAGCCGACTCTTCTTTGAGGAGTCCTTGGAGTTTCCTGCCGTCGATGTATCGGTTGTCATCCAGACCGAGAGAGTCTGTGAAATCTTTCCTCGCGGCATAATTTTTGAAAACCACGACACAGTAAAAGTCGGGGTCGTTGTTGTCTTGCGCTCCTGCTACCAACTGTTCATTGGCTTCACGGGCTTTCCGTAGCTGTTCAGCCATAACTTCAATCGCGGAGTTTTCTGCTGCATCCGGCGACTCTCCGAAGAGTTGGTAAACATCACTGAGGTCAAAGCCCGTGTTTTCCAACTCGATTTCTGCGTCTTTCAAAAGGGAATTGAGTTTTTCCAAGTCCCAATCGCCTTGTGCATTGGCGTTGTTCAGAAAAACATTCAGTTCCTTTTCTGTTTTCTCATCAACATCAACAACAGCGACAGACATCGTGTAGTCCATCGTGCGCTCCAAGTCATCCAGCGCAGAGACTCGCTGATGTCCTCCGACTATGTGACCAGTGCGCTTGTTCCAGCAGATCGGCTGAACAAGACCAACCTTCCCCAAGCTGTCGCGGAGTTTTTTCCGTGAATAGTCGGAAATCTGACGGGGATTGTAGGGAGCGTTTTTAATTTCGCTCCGATGAATCTGCTCTACGACGAATTTCTGGAACGCTGTTTGTTTTTCATCCTTCTTAGCCATACATTTCCTCTCGTTTGATTACTGCCTCTGCATACGGAAACCATTTGAGAATCCGCTGAAAATCGTCGGGGAAATTTTTGTGAACAAAGAGTAGCGATGGCGTTGAAAGATCAACTCCGGTTGCCGATGCCGTGGTGGACATTTTCGGAATAGGGATTCCCCTTACTTTGCAATACGCAAGAACATCCAACTTGTTCCATTTCCGCACTGGATAAACCATGTCTGTCCAACCCTTCGTTGTGTTGAAAAATCTTCTTCGCCAGAGCGAATCAGCATCCTTTGCGCCCGTGACTATGTATTTTGTTCCTGCTTCCGTCCGAGCGAGATCGTAAACATCACGAAGCGTCCAATCCGGCAATGTTTCGGCATTCTTCCCCTCATCGCAGTAAATGCCTGCTTTCAATGCGCGGATCAGAACCCAATGCGGATATTGCACGATTTGAACATTCCATCTTGCCCTCGCGTAATCCAACGCATCCTCCGTGCATTTCAAATTTGGAACGAAGTGCATGAAGAAACAATGCACCTTCTTGAACACCCTCGAACACAAATCGAGACATACCAAGCTGTCCTTGCCACCGCTGAATGCTACGGTGATCGAATCACTCTCCTTTTGCTTTTCCCTCAGAAGATCGAGGGTGTCTTGCCAGATTTGCATAATTTTTGATTAGGTTGATTGATAAAATTTCCGCGTGCGGGATGCGCGGCCCCCTTCGACGGACTAACCGCCGCCGCCGCCGCCGCCTGTGGGCCTACCTGCGGGCTTCTTTGGTTTAACCTTTGGCTTAACCTTTGGCGGCTTACCAGTTGGCTTAACCTTTGGTTTAACCTTTGCCGTAACTTTGCGTCCGCCGACCTTCGGTTTCAATTTTGCTTTTGCCATGTCAATTCACCTCCTTTCATCTTCGCTCTTTGCGTGGTGTCAAATCCGGCAGTTCATCCGGGCCAATGGGTAAAACGCAGGGAAAACCCTGCTTAAACACAGTATTTTCACAGAAGGACAGCACAAATTACTCAAAATCAACGGTTTACACAAGCAAAAAAGATGGAAAAAGAGGTGACAGACACCAGTATTTTTGAGATTATATGGACAGTTCTTTGACAGATAGATGAAGCGGAAAGGTGAGAGGCAAGTCCCTCTCCCGACAACGAGTGCCACAGCACCGGAGGATGATCCCGAAACGGAGCCACCGACCAGAATGCGACGAGCAGGACGGAAACGACAAGGCGAAGTGCGGAACTAAAAAATAGCCCTCCAAGAGTGGCAGTAGCGAAATGCGAATGTCGGGTAGGTCAGCACAGACCAGATGGGCGGCGAGCGAAAGCGACAAAGTGTGACGAACGAACCGATCAAGTGGAGTCTCAAACGGAGCGGAAAGTCCGAGAAACAGAAGTTGTAGCAAACACGGAGCAAGAAAAACCCTGCACCGGAAACTTGCCACCCTGCGATAGCAGTAAGGGCAGGTGGTTCTGCGGACAGCAAGCCACTCGGTAAACCTTTCCCATCAGCAAGTGCCTTTGACTTGCCGACCGTCGCTTATTGCAAACCTCGCAAACCAAGCTGGCAAAAACACCATGCCGTTCATCGGCTCCCAAAGTTGCCACCCTGCGAGGGGTTAATGCCGCCAGACTTGCAAGCGCAAGTCTGCTCGTCCCAAGCCGAGAGAAAAGTGCAGAGGGGCCAACAGCAAACATCAATGCAATCAATGAAACTGAAACCCAAAACAACAACCGCCGCTACTGCGGCATCCACCGCCGAAATCGACCTCTACAAAGGAAACCCAATGCTGGTTCTCAAATCAGCACCGGATACCAAGTGGCCGTTCCAGTTCGGCATGAGTAAAGCCAAGCTCATCTTGGCTCACATCAAACAGATCGAATCCTTTGTCGCATCCAACGGAGCGGCACTCTGAACCAAACACAACCCAAACACACACGACCATGCCAAGAAAATCAACAACCCTCGACACTCCCGAACTTCGGGAGCTTGTTACAGAAATTGTCGGCTCCTGCGAAGTCGATATTGATTACGACACAGTTTGCTCAACGCTGACCAGTGACGCCAAATCCTTCAACGCAATCGCTGGAGGCGTTGCCGGACACAGTTCGGTAGTCAATTCATGCCGAGGAATTGCCGAGGTCAAAGCCACGGAAACCGCTATTGCTGTTGCCACAGCGAGAGCAGACGCGATTGCCACCCGTGCTGTTGACGCCATCAAGCAAGCTATCAACGCCGCTCTTGCCGAACCCGAAGCAACTCCTGCAAAAGTTCGCCGTAAGCTGGCTCCTGTTATACCGACTGCAATCAGTCCGATTGCTAAAGAAGTTCAGACATACTGCTCTCCGAAACGGGCGGTTGTTCCGCTCCTTCTTCTTGGTGAGCAAGGTGCTGGCAAAACCTACGGAGTGCGTAGCGAAGCTAAGAACTACGATCACTTCATTGAAGTTCCCTGTCATGCAGGGATGGAAGCGAAGGACTTCATCGGCGGCCCACTGCCAGACGGCAATATCTTTAGTTGGACTGACGGGGGAGTTGCCAGAGCGTTCCGCCTCGCGGCGGCTGGCAAGAGCGTTCTCCTTCTTGTCGATGAGATATTCCGTGTGCCACAAGCTCAACGATCTGTCTTCTTAACCTGCTTGTCTCCAGACGAGACGGGGGAAGAGCCAGTGTATAAGCTCAAGACCGAGCGAGTCATCGGAGTCAAAGGCGATGTGCGACACACAGAAGAACTCGTTGCTCCGGTTGCCAATCTGTCGATTGTCGGAACCACGAACATTGGAGGTCAGTTCAGCGTGAGTGAAGACGACCCTGCGATGGCGGAACGCTGGCAGTTCCATTATGTCTATTGCTCCGCCGCTGAAATCGGTCGCGTCATTCAGTCTGTCTTAGAATCTGGCGGCATGAGCAATGCAGATGCGGCAAGTCTCACTGCAATGTATGTCCAGTTTTGGACTAAGGCATCCGAACTCAAAAAACTCGGCACGATCAACCTTGCGCCGACTATTCGGACTCTAACCCGTGCGGCGAAAATTGCCACCGCCGATACTGCTAAAGCCCATTACGAAGCTGTAATGCGAGTCGCCCCAATGTGGGCCGGAACCGACCTCGATGGTCGTCTCAACACTGCACAAATCGAAAACATCAACATCGCCGCGAAAGGATCATTCAAATGCTAACAACAAATCAACGCCGCCGCTTCTCTGACAAGTTTGTAGAACTTGAAAAGGAAGCATCCCTCAAAGAGCCAGTTATCTTTAGCTGGCTTCAACCCTCCGAGCAACCACCTACGGGTTGCTGGTCGTTCGTGGATAACACCCACAGAATCCGTGTGAACATCGACTGTGCAAACAAGTCGAGTGTGAAAACTGCCCGTGGCGCATCGAGCTTTGCCGAGATGATTGCACGGCATGAGTTCGGCCATGCTCTCTACACCGAACGCGACTTCAAGGCCGCGAACGAAATGTGCAAGCGGGTCAAATGTTCATTCCGACTCTTCAACTTGTTTGAAGATGCTCGCATCGAACACACTCAACGCTTCAAGAGTGGCGTCCCGTTCCGTTGGTTGAAGTGGGAGCGTCCAGCAGAACCCAAGTGTCCTGTCGGAATCTTCTTCTGGTTAATTCAGAACGAGATCATGCCATACCATAGTGCGTATAGTTTAATCGCTCCGAACAAACTCTGTCTCAAAGCCCCATACCCAATCGTTCTTGCTCGGCGCGGAAGATCAAAAATACGCCGCACAATGGACAAGATGATGCGAGATGCAGGAAGTCACGGCATCGACACAGATGTTGTGATGCTTGTGTTCCGCATATTTGTCGAAGTAACTCGCACACCAAACACGATGAGTTTGGAAGCGTGGCTGAAACGCTGGATGGAGTTGTTTCCGCAAACCAATGGCGAAGGCAACGGCATCGGCGAAGTTGTTGCTGGCAGTCACAACGGAGATCAGATTGCGCCAGAAGAAATCACCGCCGACAATGTTCCGGTTGCCACCGCAGATGGTGAGAAGGGCGCAAACGGCAAGGCTCCAAGCGAAGGCAGTGACTCCGAGGATGCAAAGCCAGAAGATCGTTCACGCGATGAAACGGTCTTGGCTGGCGAGCATTCCGACACCGGAGAGAAGATCAAGAAAGGTATGCACATCGTTAAGGGCTTGTATCCAGACGAACTGCAAGAAGGGGCGCAGATTGCAAACCTAATGAGCCGTGGCTTTCGTTGCCGTGGCGAGGACAAGATCAAGACGCTGTCCAGTTCCAAGCGTCTCAATGTCCGCGACATTGCGGTTGGCAATATAGCCAAGCCATTCATCCGAACCGAAGTTCAATCCAAAGGCGTCCCAAAGGTTGCCGTGGTGATGGATTTTAGCGGTTCGATGATGGGTAATCCAAGCAAACAAGCCCGTATCTTTCTGTTCGCCTTGAACAGATTGGTTAAGGCCGGACTCATCAAGTGCAAGGCATTCGCTACTCGTAGCGGAGATGGTTGCTACACAGAGCAAACCCTTCCATGCCGTGTCGAGAATATCAACTGGCAAGCGGTTGGAGGTTCGGAGGGAATGCGGTTGTTCTTCACTCAGAAGATGTCCGAGTTGCAGGAGTTCGACACCGTGATTGTCTTTACTGATGGCGACATCGGTGATGCCGGAACGGATTTCCGTTCCCTTCATTCTCGCGGCATATTCGTTGTCGGAGCTTATGTAAGCAACATCTCGCCAGAGGGTTTGTTGGAACAGCAACGCCAGTTGTCACGCTACTTTGACAAAGGCATTGCGCGTCCCGACATGGCGAGTCTGGCGAGCGACATCACTCGCCTCATCACCAACTCGCGGTGATTGCTACACCGCTCCGTGCCACCATGCGCGGGGCGGAAAGCAGTCCCCAATCGGGGTTCCATGCAAACGCAGTAAACAAAAACCCTGCCGCCGACAGGTTAAACATTGGCAACACACACGATGGCAAAGCCAAAAACAGCAAACATCAATGCAACCGCTTCCTTCACAGAAGCACAATTACAGGAAATCCGTGCAATCGTCGCGGACTTCCTGTTGAGTGACGAGTTCGATGTGCAACTCAACCACAAGGATGTAGTTGATGCTTGCAAGGTTGCATTGCAGGACAAGGAAGTTCAAACCTCGCTGTCCGAAGTCCTCAAGAAGTAAACCCGAAGTCAAAGCCCTGCCGTCAATCGGCGGCAGGGCAACGACCTATGAAACGAAAACTCAATCTCCGTGTTGAGCAAGACAGATTCTACGGACTCTTGTTCGTATTCGTCCTGCTCATGTTCATCCTATCAATCAGAATTATATCAATCCTATGAATCAAACTGTCCGCTCACTAATTAAATTCAATCATCCGATCTTTGATGAGATCGAGATTAACTGCCTCACCTTCAAAAAGCAGGAATATGACGACGAATATCTGCTCGTCACATTTGACCTGCAATTTGAAATCAACAACTCCGGTTATTCATTCCCTTGCGATTCCGCAGGAAATGTTTGCGTAGAAAACTTATCGGTGGAGGGAAGAAAGAACTACGACTTCGCCCTGCTTCATGCAGAGCGTGGACGCTGGCAAAACATCTGTGTTCGCCCATACATCAAACGCTATCGCACTTGCGATTGCGGTAGCGGCGAAATTCCCGAAGAGGAATACGATGCGCGGGGCATTTACTTGTGTCGCGCTTGTCCAAGCTGTCGTTCCCGCAAACTTCGCGGCTACCGACAGGATGTTCTGACCAACTCAAACTACGAGTGCGGCGAACTCATCGAAGCTGACTACTAAAATCCCGCGAGTGCAGGGTGTGCAAGTTGCCACCCTGCACCGCACAACCCAAACAACACACACACGACATGAGAAATCTAAATCAGTATTCCGACACGGAAATCATTCAACGCCTCGCTAATGCGATGGTTACTGGCGCAAATTGCGGAGGTCACACAAAAGCGCATTACAACTATGTGGCGGTAGATGAATACCGAGCCGAACTTGAATCGCGTGGAGTTTCCATTCCAAGCAATAAGGAACTCTATGCACAGGGGGCATTTAACGGAGTTGGAAGTTGGTAATAACAAAAATTTCGGCGGCTTGAGCAACCGACGATCAATAAACCCCGCCGATGCTCTCGGCAAACACACACGACAAAATGATACAAACACACAAAAACATAATCGCAGTCCTCTCAGAAGTGAGAGTTAAATTAGACACCAACACACCGAGCATTCCATTCCTCGGTGAACTGTCACATCAAGTCGCCAAAGCAATCGACATGATGAAAGAGCCAATCAACATGAATGAGTTCTTTCACGATCAAATCAAAATCTCTTGCGAAGAGTTATTGGATGATCGAGTCAATGAAAGAATTGATAGTTTAGAAGAAAGATTAAGTGACCACGAAGAGGATATTGAAGATTGCAAGTCGCGCCTTGATTCCTGTGAAGACGACATCAGCGGATTGCAGAACGAGGGCAAGGGGTTAGATGCAGACAGGGTGCGCGTTATGATAGCCAACGCCTTCGTCGATGCTTCCAAGGCAGTCACCGCATGAAGACAAAAATCAGAATGCGGGGACAATCAATAGCAGAGTTCGTTGATCGCTTAGAAAGCGGTCAATACGAACCTGACGATCAACAACTGCGCGAGTTTGAAGAAGCAATGCTTCAAGGCCCACCTGTTCAACCCGCAGGAGCAAGGTTGAAACCGAAAAAGAAAATCCCGAACTATGCAGAAATAAATAGGTCGTTTAAGAAATTCTGTTTCGATTCCGGCTACATCGTTCAATAAGTAAATACTCAAAGTCCCGTCTCTGCTTCGGCAGGGGCGGGATTTTTTTTGCAACTTTCGATTGTCCGTGTTTTCTTCTGACCATTACGCCAAGCGTGGAAGCTGCGCGTTGCCACCCACTCCTGTCATCGGCAAGTGTCCGGTCTGGCAGGGGTGGGTTTTTTATTCCTCGCAAGACCAACTTTCGGTCTGCACCTTCAATCGCGCCATACAATTTCGCACCTGTTGTCAGTTCTTGCGTAACTTTAGGGCCAAAAACTTACGAAAACCCTCGCATGAGACATTCAAAAAATGCTCATCCAAATTGAATCTTCGCGCCCTCGCCGGAACCTCCTTCTTCCTGTAAGCGAAAAAGATTCCTTACGGGGGGGTGGGGTGTCTGCGTAAGTCGTTGAGACACAATGGCTCAATCACTTACAGAGGGTGTTTCGCGTTGTGAGTGAGTGGATTAGCACTGGGAAGCATACTCAATAATCGACTCGCGGATGCCATGTCGCACGATAGATGCTGCTGATATAACAATCGCAGAACGCAGAAAAAACTTTTTTCAAAAAAAGATTTGACAGGGTGTATGACACCTACAATACTGCAAGCCCAATCAATCAAATCTATGCCCAATCAACGCAGTCTAAATAAAGTTCGGGTCACAGTTCCAATGGAAAAGGAACTGGAACGCGAAATTCAAGAATGCTGCAAAAAGTCCGGCATGAATCGGGTCGATCTCATAAAGGCGGCTTGCGCTGCCTTTGTGGAACATCAAAAAGAAACATCAACTAATGAACATCGAGATTCCAGAGCAACTCGCGGCCAAACTACAAAATGACGCTACCTCCTGCGGAATGGAGCTTCCCCAATTCATCAACGCAGCCCTCTTCTTCTATTTCGATAAGGTGTCTGACACCTCGATAGATCGAGTCGCATACAGCACTCAGGAGACAGCGGAGATGTTGGGTCTATCGACAAAAACAATTCTTCGCCTTGTGGCGAAAGGCTTGTTGACGCCACTACCGGACAGCACACGGAGATATGTTTTTGGGAAACATGAAATCGACAGGTATGTGGCAGACGCCACGGGTCGATCTCCCCAAAAAAAGCATTCCCCCACTTCCCGAAGGAAGCAGGGGAACACACACGACGGCACAAGTGCCATCAGCAGAAAACACAAAGTAAAAAAATGAAGCAACAACTATTCACACCTAACGCGCCACAGGTGTCTGACACCTTGGCGATGACGGAGCAACCAATGGAGATTCTTCCTCCAAATGCGGTGGAAGCGATGGCGAGAGCGGAAATCGACATTCAAATCAGCACGGCACACCGATTCCCGCGATCACTGGCTGGATTCAAAAAACGCGCCGTAGACATGGTGACGATTGATGAGGAAACCGCCCTTTCCTGTATCTACTCTCGTCCAGTCGGCATGAAGAACGGCAAGCAGACCTATGCCGAAGGTTTGTCGGTTCGCATGGCTGAAATTGTCGGAGCGGCATACGGCAATCTCCGTGTCGGCGCGACACTCATCGAGCAAACCGAGAGGTTCGTTCGTGCGAGGGGATACGCTCACGATCTGGAGGCGAATTTCGCCGCAACGAGTGAGGTTATCGAGTCAACCGTCAAGCGAGACGGAACACCATACGACGAGAGGATGCGTATTGTGATTGCGAAGGCGTGTCTCGCCAAGGCTCTGCGTGACGCGACATTCAAGGTCGTGCCTCGCGCTTTGTGCAAGCCCGTCGAGAACGAGGCGAAGCGCATTGCGATTGGTGACGCGAAGACTCTCGAAACGCGCCGGAAGGCGATGTTTGAATGGGTGTCTAAACTCAATGTCGCGGCAGAGCGAGTATTCGCCGCTCTTGGCGTCGAAGGAGAAGAGGACATCGGCGTTGACGAACTCAAGATTCTCTTGGGACTTCACACCGCCATCAAAGACGGAGAGGTGAGTGTCGATGAGGCATTCCCTCGCATTGTCGCAAAAGCTGCAACACCTAAACGGATCAAGAAGGAGGAACCAAGCGATGACGGAGCAACTGTCATTGTTCCTGACCAGCAGTAATGCCGCCGACAACCCCCTTGTCTCCGCATTGCGGGGGCAAGGGTGGAGGACGGCACGGCATTTGTCCTTTCACTTGGGAACGAGTGACAGGGAACTCCGCGCAATGGCTGAAGCCAGCGAGGGGGAAATTATCTCCGGTCAGAAAGGCTACAAACTCTCTGCCGAGGCAACAATCGAAGAGATCGACCACGCGGCGAATTGGTTGATTTCACAAGGAAAAAAGATGCTTGAGCGCGGCATCGAAATTCGCCGCAGAGCGCATCAAAAAATCAGATGAACACACACGACACAAATGACGAGCGGAACGGATTGCCTTCCGCTTCTAACACCGAAGCCCTTCTTCTCTGTCCGGCGCGTTGGCGCATGGAAAAGATGGTTGGGATCGCGGAAGAACGCAGTGAAATCGCGGATCGCGGAACACGCATCCATTTGGCGATTGAGACTGGCAACGGAGACGGTCTAAGCGAGGAGGATTTCGCAGAGGCAAGACTGATCGTAAGCCACGAACAGGATGCGATTGCCGAATGGCTCTTGAAGATCGGCGCAGACGATGTTCAACGAACAGTCCGCGAACAAAGAATCTGGATGCAAGTGGATGGCAAGCCAGCATTCAGCGGCAAGCCAGACGCCATTCATATCGTCGGCAAGCATGGATTGGTTGTTGATTACAAAACAGGATTCAAGCGAGTCACAGACGCAAGTGCGAACCCGCAGATTGCGGCTTTGGCGGTTCTCGCCGCGCAGGAATTTCAGTTGGAGTCCGTGCGAGGCATGGTCATTCATTCCAAGCATGGAGTCACAGCGGCAGATTTTGAGATCGCTGACTTGAACTACTGGACAAGCACGCTCCGAATGATGCTACGCAACGCGCAGGACGAAACGATTCCTCCGTCTGCTGGCGACAAGCAGTGCGCTTATTGCCGCGCCTATGCAATGTGTCCAGCCGCTCGCAAGAGCGTTTTGGATGTATTCAGTGGCTCCGTTTCTCCGGTGATTTCGTCACGGGAACTTGAGATTTTTCCGATGGTCGAAAAATACATTTCAGAGCGCAGACGCCTCGCAAAACTCGCCCTCAAAAGCGGTGTCGAGATCGAGGGATGGACGCTCGGAACGCCAAAGCGTCTGTGCAAGGTCACAGACATCAACAAGGCGTGGGAGATCGTGGACGGAAAAATCCCCGTCGAGGCATTCGTCGGATGTTGCGATGTGTCGGTTCCAAAGGCGGCGGATGCGCTGGCGAAGGGCTTGAACATCGGGAAAAAGGCCGCTCGCGTCCAGTTGGAGGAGTTGTGGCAGGAGTGCATGACGACCACTGAAAGCGAAGCACCTTTGGTCAGGAAGGAGGCTAAGTGAAGAAGAAAAAGGTCAAAGCCCGTGTGCAGGTTTCGCCCATCAAACGGAACATCCCAATTCCGGCGCATCGTGCAGGTAAGAACATCGAACTCATCATGCGGATGCAGGTTGGGGATTGCATTGTCGTTCCATCACGCGCCGTTGCGAACGGGTTGTTCGTCGCGGCTCGGCGGCACGGAAAAATCAAGTTGCTCTCACGGGAAAACGAGAACGGCTACATCAATGTCTGGAGGGTCAAATGATAGCACGGCTCTCTCTTCGCACTGGCGAAATGAACAAGACTGAGGCTCGGTTCGCGCAATGGCTGGACATCGGCATTCGTGAGGGTCGTTTTGTTGCCAAATTTTTCGAGGATTTGACCTTGAGAATTGGCGACAACTGCCGTTACACGCCCGATTTCGCGGTGCTGTGCGCCGACATGAGCTTTCGGTTCTACGAGGTCAAAGGCTTCTGGCGCGACGATGCGCGAGTCAAAATCAAAGTCGCGGCAAGCAAGTTCCCGATGTTCGCCTTCTTTGGCGTTCAATGGAAAAGCGGCGGTTGGGAAGTGGAGGAGTTCAAGCCATGACGCCCTTCGACATCCGAGTGTATGTGCAAGGCAAGCCCGTCGAGGTCAGCAGTGTGTCTATCACCTGTTCCGGCTTGCAAGTGCTGTCATCGCCTTCGTCTGAGTTGGACATCAAGGTAGTTGTCCCGTGGGCATTGGGTGGTGAACCTCCCAAGACCTACAAGGGGCCAAAAATCAAAATCCGTAGCAGGAAAGGAGGCAACACCAGTGCCGAATAGAATGCTGAGAGATTGGACTGACTCATTGCGGTTTGACGCCATCGAATCGGCGTCCGAGCAACTGTTCGTGCGGTTGCTGATGAAGGCGGATGATTACGGACGCTTCCACGCAGAACCCCGTCTGGTGCGTTCGATGTGCTTCCCCTTTGGTGGGCCAAGCGAAAGCGCAGTGGCAAAATCCATCTGTGATCTTTCAGAGCGCGGCCTGATAGCAACCTATGTGGCTGGAGAGCGTCAGTTCCTTGCAGTTGTGAATTGGGGGCAGCGGTTCCGTGGATCAAAGCCAAAATTCCCACAACCAGAGGGAGAGGACGCGAAGTGGTTGCCCTTACCGACTACGACTACGACTCCGTCTTCGACTTCGACTACGACTACGACTACGACTACG